CAGAGTGGAGAGCGGAAGAAGAAGAAATTATTAGTGAGTACCCACCAATCAGAGGCTTCATAGATCTTATTATGGAGTATGATGGCGAGACAGTAATTGGTGAAATTAAAACGGCTAAGCAAGAGGTTTGGGATACAAGACAATCAGAGATGAAGCCTACAGAAAATCATATGCTACAGCTATTGACCTATATGAAACTAAAGAAAGCCAAGGAGGGGTTCTTCTTGTATGAGAATAAGAACACTCAAGAAATCCTAGTTATTCCAATTTCTATGAATGAAAAGAATACAAGGATTATTGAAGAGACCTTTGCTTGGATGTGCGAAGTTTGGGATAACTTTAAAAACGGAGATCTTCCTAAGAGACCAGAGGGTGCAACTAAATCAAAGATGCCTTGTACATACTGCCCAGTTAAGAAAGAGTGTTATGAAAAGGGTGGACCTGTAGGAACTGTTGAAATTGATTTGTTCTCGGTATCCAATACATGATCTGTGCCAACTCTGAATGTAAAAAAGACTTTGTGCCTAAGACACATAATCAAAAATATCATAATGATGAGTGTTGCAGAATTGCAACCAATAGGCGCATTATGGAAAAGTATTATGAAAAGAAGGCTATTAGGAATGGTGCAGCAAGACCTTGTTCAAGGTGTAAAGCACAGCTAAGTAGGTATAACGCCTCTGAGTTATGTTCAACATGCGAGAGAACAGTCAATTCAGATACAAAGAATAAATTATTTAGGATGATCAATGACATTAGCTAGCCTAAAAAAGACACAAGCCGACAGGGTGTTGGGCATAGATGCCTCAACTAACTCTATTGCTTTTTGTTTGATGGAAAACGATGTCCCATTAAAGTGGGGTAAGGTTAACTTGTCGGGCGAAGATATATATGAAAAGATTCACGACGCAAAAAATAAAATGCATTCTATGCTAGAAGAATTAAAATCAGATTATATTGTTGTTGAAGGTGCCGTGTTTGTAAAGTCAGCAGATGCTGTAATTAAACTATCATATGTTTATGGAGTTGTCATTGCAGAACTAATGTCTACAGGGGCAAAAGTTATTACGATAGCCCCGTCCTCTTGGCAGGCATACATAGGCAACAAGAACCCTACAAAAGAAGAGAAGGCGGCTATTAGATTAAAGAGCCCAGGTTATGCAGACTCCTGGTATCAGAATCAATTACGCAATATGCGTAAGCAAAGAACGGTTGACTACTTTAATAAGAAGTATAACTTATCATTGACAGATTTTGATGTTGCAGATTCATTTGGGATCGCACATTACTCTAATAGTATATTGACGGAACGATGAAGCTATATCAAAGCCAAACTTGGCTACATAGAAGATATGTAGTTCAGAAAAAAACGGTAACTGAAATTGCCGAAGAGTGCAAGGTCTCTGCTATGACTATACAGAGATACCTAGAGAAGTTCCAATTAATTAGGAGGCGGTAATGTTAAGACCAGTATTTCCAGATGTAAAGAATTTTAATTGTAGTGACCTATATCTTCAGTCTACAGGTGCTCCAGCGGGTGGGAAAATATGGAGAGCGTGTCATGAGATTGCCCACATGTTAATTGAAAAAAATATATCATATGGCAACTCAGCATTAGATCCAATTAGAATATTTTCAACGGCGGACTCAACAGAACAATTAAAAGTTCGTATTGATGATAAATTAAATAGAGTAAAGAATAACCAGGGCTTTGCTGGAGACAACGATATTGATGATTTAATAGGATATTTAGTCCTATATAAGATTGCTAGGGCTAATTCTGATTGACATTTTAGTCGACTGAAAGTATACTGTATTAATGAGCGAAATAGAATTGTCAGAACATTTTGACAGAATGAACAGGGTGGTTGAAGAACTTCTAAAAGGAAGCACACCCACTCAGATTGCCACCACTACAGGAATACAGCGCAAGGAAGTCCTTGAGCTAATCGACGACTGGAAAGACGTTGTACATAATGATAGCAATATTAGAGATCGTGCCAGAGAGGCTATCTCAGGGGCGGATCAACACTATGCAATGCTTATCAAAGAAGCCTGGAAAACAGTAGAGGACGCAGATCAATCGGGACAACTAGCGGTCAAGTCTGGGTCACTAAAACTTATTGCAGACATAGAGACTAAACGAATTGCAATGCTTCAATCAATTGGCGTCCTTGAAAATAATGAAATTGCATCTCAAATTGCAGAGACAGAGCGCAAGCAAGACATTCTTGTTAAGATATTAAAAGAAACTACCTCAACATGCCCTAAGTGTAAGATGGAAGTAGCAAAAAGATTATCCCAAATTACTGGAGTAATCGAGTCAGTCTCAGTAGAGGAAGCCGATGTCGTTTGATTTTAATGATATTATCGACATGCTTGACGGAGAGGAATTCGATGAAAAACCAGTCGATCTTAAAACGTTTGTTAGAAGTCCAGAATACCTTGGGCTTCCAGAACTTTCCGACTATCAATACACGCTTATCGAAAAAAGTTCGCAGATCTATAAAGAATCAACACTTGTCAAATTATTTGGAGAAGAAGAAGGAAAAATAAGATTTAAACAAACCGCTAATGAGGTTGTGGCACAGCTAGGAAAAGGATCGGGTAAAGATTACTGCTCAACTATTGCAGTATCCTATATAGTGTATTTACTATTGTGCTTAAAGGATCCAGCCACATATTACGGAAAGCCTCCAGGCGACAGCATTGATATTATTAACATTGCTATTAACTCACAGCAGGCAAGCAACGTATTCTTTAAAGGATTAAAAACAAGAATTGAAAAAGCACCTTGGTTTGCAGGTAAGTATACAGACAAGGCCTCAGAAATTAAGTTTGATAAAGCAATAACAGTACACTCAGGGCACTCTGAGCGTGAAGCGTGGGAAGGATATAACGTTATTGTTGTTATCCTTGATGAAATTTCAGGTTTTGCAATTGAAAATACAACAGGACACGACCAAGCAAAGACAGGTGCTGCCATATATAATATGTATCGTGCATCGGTAGACTCTCGTTTTCCAGACTTTGGCAAAGTTATTCTTCTCTCATTCCCTAGATATAAAAACGATTACATTCAAGAAAGATATAATGCTGTAGTTGCAGATGTAGAAACAGTAGTCCGTGATTATAAATTTAAAATGGATGAAGACCTTCCAGACGGGACGCAAGGAAATGAATTTGAGATTCAGTGGGAAGAAGACCACATCCTTTCATATAAAATTCCTAGGGTCTACGCCCTAAAGAGACCAACTTGGGAAGTTAATCCAGTAAGAAAAATTGATGACTTTAAAGTTGCATTTTTTACAAACCCCCTTGATGCTTTATCACGTTTTGCATGTATGCCACCAGATGCCGTTGACGCATTTTTTAAGTCAAGAGAAAAGGTTGAGAAGGCATTTAGTAAAGCTCACTTAGCGGTAGATAATTTTGGTAGACTAGAAGAATGGTTTATACCCGATCCAGATAAAGAATATTTTATACACGTTGACCTTGCTCAGAAACACGACCACTGTGCAGTTGCCATGGCCCACGTTAATAAATGGGTGAACATAAAGGTGACTGATACATATTCTCAACCAGCACCGATTGTTGAAATAGACGCAGTAAGATACTGGACACCAACAAAAGATAAGTCTGTAGACTTTACTGAAGTTAAAGATTATATTCTTTCATTAAAGACACGAGGATTTAAAATTCGTGTATGTACATTTGACAGATGGAATTCGCATGATATGATGCAACAACTAAAACAATATGGCATCAATACAGAAATTCTATCTGTCGCTAAAAAGCATTACGATGATATGGCGATGGTTGTTGCCGAAGAAAGAATTGTTGGGCCACATATACCACTACTTATAGACGAGCTTTGCCAGCTTAGAATTATGAGGGATAGGGTAGACCACCCAAGAAAAGGCTCTAAGGACTTAGCGGACGCAGTGTGCGGATCAATTTATAACTCAATAAGTAGAAGTAAGTTTGATTCTAATACAGAAGTAAATATTCACACCTATGAATCAATGAGTTACGACAATGATTTTGGAACAGAGGCAGACGGAGAAACAAGTTCCTATAATATGATTAGGGCTCCAAGAATGCCAGAAAACTTAAAGGACGCAATGGACAGGATGCAAATAATATGAGTACG